GCAATTGAGCCTCAGATTTACATATTTGAGATGCTTGCAGCTAACATTCTTATCAACGGATGTTACAATGTCTATCCCGTTCATGCTGGAGCAGCTAGTGAACCTGGTAATATTAAAATGGTTAACATTGATCCGTTTGGAGGTGAGAGAGTTAACTACGGTGAGTTTAAAATTAACTCTGGTGCCGAAAAGGGTGTAGATACAAACCTCATAGCACTTGATTCTTATCTTGGTTTTAAACCGTTTACATTGATTAAACTCGATGTTGAGGGGTACGAGGTAGATGTTCTTAACGGCGCAACAAAACTACTTGAAAAGCACAAGCCGTATTTGTATATTGAATTTAACAACAAGGGTGGAAATGATCCGCTGTTAGAAAAGATATATGAGCTTGATTACATTCCGTACTGGCATATCTACACCAAACACAATTCCAACAACACTAATGGCCAGACTCACAATGTCTGGGAACCAGAGCATTATCAGATAGATAAAAATAATCTTGATTTGAGATATGAGGCAAATGCTTTTTGCGTCCACAAGGATGGATTGCAGCCTGAAAGACTTATAAAGATTGAGCTAGGAGACAATATTACAAAGCAGCTGCTTAAAGATGGTTTACTGTAATTATTAGTTTGTTTTTTGTTAGCATCACAAAGAATCCATCAACCGTCTTAGTAAATAAAAAAACAATAATAAGGCAATAATACTATCAAACACGACTAAGACCATCAAGAAGATGATCTCGATTGTCATTTAGTTTTCTCTTTCTAATTGCTTTCTTCGTTGTTCTAGTTTTTGTTGAGTCTCTTGAATCTCTAGCAATTCAAGCCTTGTTCTATATTCCCTGGCACTACTAGTATTTAGCTGAGGCCATCTCTTTTGCGCATCGTAGGAAATGTATATAAACAATCCCATTATAACAAACACTAAGATAAGAAAAGCAATGCCGGCAGCAATATCAAGCTGATAGTGTCTCATCCTATCAGCTTTTCGTTTAGCCTTTATGGCATCTTGTTTCATTTGCTTAGCAATAAGAATCTTTTGCTCAGCTCCCATTGCCCTAGTCATCTTTTCAACATCAGTAAATAGTGCACCAAGTTCAGGTGGGCTTTGGTAGGTCATCAACTCTCGAAGCTCTGTACCCATTGCCTCTAATTGCTTTTGCATCAAGACTCGTTGGAGAGCTCGTTTAGCAAGACTGGAGTCACCAGAGTAAACGGTAGTCTTGCTCATCAATTCTTGTTGTTCAAGAATTGCAAGACATTTGAAGTAATTATCATAGTACGCACCGAGAGCTTCACCAATTTCTGTATAGATGTTAGTTGTCTCGCCACTGCGTTTGTTTAAATCAACAACGCGATTCTTTTCTTCAATTAGTTGTTTTTTTGCTTCAGGACTAGCCGGTTTGTCCTGATGTGCCTTATTGAATTGTTCGTCAAGGTCTTTTAGTACTCCCTTGACTTCTCCAGCAGCACTCTTAATGTCTTTATAGAGTTGGCATCCTTTTTTAACTGCAGCAACAGCTCCGTTTGCTAAAGCAAACAGTGTGAACGGATCCATTTTAGGTCATGATTAGTTCCCATGACGAATTCAATTTAGACATTAGGTATCTCCAATTTGTTGACATTGAAAGGATTATGATGTACAATTAAATCCTTGATTTTGTATTATTTATGCATTGTAAAACGCATATATAATTAACGTTGATCTTATTAATGAACTAACATGGAACTTAAAATGGAAACTAATGAGCTTGCCCAAAACGCAAAGGGTGGCACCGAATTAATGATGGAAGCGCTTCATAGCAAGCTGCCAGCAGACCTCCTCCAATACTTTCAAATCATTCCTTCTCGCGTTCGGGAAGTTGATGACAGCAAGATTAAGATATACTGGCTTCATGATTTACCTGGTGACCCAGAATCAGATCATCTGAAGCAAGGTGGATGGAATAAGTTTGACAAGCTAGTGTTTGTATCCAACTGGCAGATGCAAGCATACCAGAGGCATTACGGACTACCTTGGCATAAGTGTGTTGTTCTTCACAATGCAATCGAACCAATTCCTTATGTTGAGAAGCCAAAAGATAAGATCAAGCTGATCTACCATACAACTCCTCATCGTGGTCTTAATATCCTGGTCTCAGTATTTGATAACCTATGCAAGGAGTTTGACAACATCGAGCTTGATGTGTACTCCAGCTTCAAAATTTACGGATGGGAACAAAGAGACGAGCAATACAAAGATTTGTTTGATTATTGCCGAGCTCATCCAAAGATCAACTACCACGGATCTGTTCCTAACTCAGAAATCAGAACAGCACTCCAGCAAGCTCATATATACGCATACCCAAATATCTGGCAAGAGACCTCGTGTATCAGCCTCTTAGAAGCAATGTCAGCTGGTTTGATGTGTATCCATCCAAACTATGGTGCACTGTACGAAACATCATCAAACTGGACTTGGATGTATCAGTGGCAGGAGAATGCAAAAGACCATGCTAAGATCTTCTATGAGTTGACTTCTAATGCGATTAGATTGTACAATCATCAAGACACATCAAAGACACTGCTAGCACAAAAAGCATATATTGATGCATTCTATGGTTGGCATAATAGAAAGAACCAGTGGCAGAACTTACTAATATCAATGCTAGCAGATCACAAACGAATTAATTATCCATTAAAATGATTCTCGTAGACTTTAATCAGGTTTGTATATCTAACCTGATGGCTCAAATAGGTAACCACACAGAGCTAGCTGTGCAGGAGGATCTCGTTCGTCACATGATCCTTAACTCACTTCGGCTATATAAACAAAAGTTTGGTGTAGTTTACGGTCCAATGATTATTGCTTGTGATGATAAGAACTACTGGCGCAAAGCATTGTTCCCATACTACAAAGCTGGTCGCAAGAAGATGAGGGAAGAGAGTGATATCGATTGGTCTTCTTTGTTTGAAATCCTCAACAAGATAAGACAAGAGATCAAAGACAATCTACCTTACATTGTTCTTCATGTGGAGACTGCAGAAGCAGATGATATTATTGCAACTCTTGCAATGGAAACAACAGAGGATGTCCTTATTCTTTCTGCAGACAAGGACTTCATTCAGCTTCATAGCTCTAGAGTAATTCAGTTTGATCCTATTCGTAAAAAGAATATTAAAGTAGATAGACCTGATCTCTATTTAAAAGAGCTTGTGATAAGAGGCGATAGTGGAGACGGTGTTCCAAATGCAATGTCGCCTGATAATGTATTGGTTGACGGAATCAGACAGAAGAAAATAATGAAGACGAGGTTAGATGAGTGGCTGAAGATGGACTGGTATCAGTTGTTTGAGGTTCCTGAATTTAAGACAGGAATTGTAAGAAACAAGAAACTGATTGATCTGACAGAGATTCCTGACAACATTACAAATGCTATTCTTGAGCAGTATCATAGATCACTTGATAATCCCAAGAAAATAAATATTATAAATTACTTCCAGCAACATAAATTATCTTCGTTAATGGAGAATGTAAATGACTTTTTATAGGAAATATGATGAAACTAGGTCTAGCTGAGATACTTAAGAAAACTTCTGAGTTTGAGAAGAAGCAAGAAAAAATAGATTATTTAAACAAATGGGACAGTGCAGCATTGAGAGCATTGCTCAAGTATGCATATGATCCAAAGGTCAAGTTCCTTTTACCCGAAGGAGCACCACCATACAAAGTAAACGATCTACCGGATCTTCAAAGTGTATTCTATAGCGAGCTTCGTAAGTTGTATTTGTTTATTGAGGGTGGTAATCCCAGTCTCAAGCAAACACGAAGAGAATATTTATTTGTACAAATGCTAGAGAACCTAGATAAGGAAGATGCGGAGTTGCTTTTAGCTATCAAAGATAAAAAGATTCCTTACAAGGGAATTACCAAGAAGTTTGTAGAAGAAATGTTTCCAGGACTATTAGAGGGATAAATGGGTAAGACGAATAAACAGTTTCGCACATTAGATGAGAAACAACATCACGTTTTTAAAGCTATCAAGAAAGAAAAGTTCGACAGGTCTGTTCGAGACATAGATAGAGCTCTACAAAATAAAAAGTATGAGCACTTCTATGATGATGTAGATTCAAAAAACAAAAAGGAGTACGATGATGCAAGGTAACTGGTTTTGGAATAACAAGGTAATGGATGCAATCGAGAAAGGTCTTCTCAACCTGACCCACTGGATCTGGGCAAAGCGTCACAGCTCAACTGAAATTGAACAAATTCCTACTCCTACTGTAAAGGTAGAAGAAGTTCCAGTTGAAAAGAAACCAGCAGCAAAAAGACCTGCATCTAAAAAAGCACCTAAAGGCAGCGACTGGTCAGTAAAGTAATATGGCGACCTACTCGTTTCGAAATAAAGAAACGAATGAAATATTTGACTATTCAATGAGGATGTCTGAATATGATTCGTATATGGAAAGTAATCCTAGTGTTGAAAGATACTACACACCTGGTGATGCAATGAATATTGTTTCCGGTGTCGGAGGAATCAAAACCGATAATGGATTCAAAGAAGTGTTGTCTAAAGTCGCAGAGGCTCATCCTAATAGTCAGCTAGCTGACAGGACGTTATCGAGGTCTGTAAGAGAACATCAGATTGACAGAGTAGTAAACAAATACAGATCAAATTGAGAAACAAATACTTTGAGCACAAACCACTTCCTCGTCTTGAGATTCCAAGAACAGAGATAGATGGTAAGAGATACTATGTCACACCAAACGGTGACAAGTATAGATCGGTCACAACAATCCTCTCTCATCTATCCAAAGATGGAATC